ATCTGCGCCCTTGAGTCCGTATATGCTAGCGACCACGCCGACAAACAGCGTCTGGTACCAGAAAGGCAGATTATTGAACTGCTCAAAGAACATGTGCAATTTATCTTGTATGTCTGGATCATCTGAGAATACAGACCATATCAATAAAATCACTGGGGCACTTACGAGGATCAAAACGAACTCGTCTTTCCATCCTTTGTCATTTGATACGCGCACTTGCTGTTGATACTCGACTTCGCCGTTTGCCATTTTTTGTGCGTGCAACATTGCAGCATCTGACTCGAGCATTTTGCGCTTCTGTCTGTTACTCATTATGTGTGTGCCAGCGCCGACTGC